GTTGTGTGTATTGCATACACACAGGCTCAATGGCTATGATACGGGGGGTCTTCAGAGTCTTCGGAACGGTGACAACCCTCACGGGCTGTTCATCGTCCTCAGAGATGACCGTAACTTTCTGGAACTCCGGTGAGTCATAGGCCTCCTCCGTAGAGAAGGCCCAATGAAGCATCGGAAAGTAAGGTTCCAGACGGTCATGCCACCGGCTGAATTCGTATTTGCGGTTTCCCGTAACACGCTCAGCCGTAGCTCCAGGGCCGTGGCGAGGTATCATACTACTGAGCTCATTTAATTCTGAGCCAGCAAGTACAACACCCCACATAAGGCTACTAACCTGACGAAAATAGTCAAGGTCAGCCTGAAGTATGGGCTCTGCGAGACTCTGCTCACACGAGACAAACTCCTGTAGCGCCGACCGCACTCTAGTTGGAGTGCAATCAAGGCGGAGCTTCTTGAAGGTGTACGCCATTTGGCGCAGCCCCTCAATAGCTGCAACAGATGGTTCATCCAGTATCCTCCCTGTACCAGAGTCGAACACTAGCTCGAAGAAACCTTGCAGAAATGCAGGGGTCTTCGACCGTCTCGTGGGCTTTTTGAAGGCCCTAAAGGCGGCTGGAGCTACAACACCCTGGTCGAGAGCCCTTTCGAGCTCTTGGCCGAGGTTGGGGAGTGTGATAGTAAGAAAATTCACACCCTCGTGCTCGACGCGCGACTTCAAAGTCTTGATGTCGCGTTCATGTGGTTGTGCAGCACACTTAGCCATTGCATCTTGATAGACACATATGGCCAACACAGTGAGTGCTCTTACGTGGCTTTTCATCTTTCCCTCCAACTGGTGGGTAGAGATCCAGCCACGGCCGTCACCACCACCCAAAAGAATAAGGGTGGTGCCCCAGCGTCTAAACAACTGGGGCAAACGGTCACTGTCGTTCCACTAGGGGACTAATGTCCCTTTGTGGGGTCATCAGCTCCTCTCGTCTCGAACCACGCCTTGACGCCTTGCAGCGCCATGGTTAGGATCGCGAACAAGAGTTGCCACAAAGACTTCTGGGATTCATTCATGAATCTCACCTCCTTTCAGTAGGTGACAGTATTGCACTGTATTTAGTGCTCGCTGCCGAGGATCTTAGTGACATTGGCTGTTGACAACCAGGTTTTGAAACCCTGGAGGGCGTCGTCTATGTTGTCGTCGGTAAAGCCATATTCTGGCTCGTCGATAACGACATAGATGCCAACCGTCTTGTACTCGTTGACCGAAGTCAGCGGGTCGGCCGCAATGACACGTTTGTCAATGCGAGCCATTCTACGAGTCCTTCCTTTGGACTCCTGGTGAGAGATTGTAAGTTTCAGTCCCTCATCAGCGGTAGAATAGACGGATTTTGATACGTCCGTAGAAATACGGGCGCACGTATTGGCGACGCCATCGATAGTGATAGTTTGGGGATCGGTGAAAGCCATGGTAGTTCTCCTGTGTTAATGAATAGCATGGGAGTCGCCATCTTCACACGGTTTGCTAGGCCGGCAAGTCAAATAGGCAACTCGGGATAATGGACCTCAAAAGCTACGGGTTCTACTGATTCCCAAAGCTCCGAGGATACTCCATTGACGGGCACTAAAATCAGCACCCGTCAGACCGAAACCGAATGGCGAAGCCGCGATACGTGATTTGCTCATTAAAACGGCAGACCACATACCTGTCGCGGGAGCAGTCTTGTAATTGGAATATCCAGTTACATCGACACTATGTCGATAACTGCCCATGATATACGCATACTTCGCGCAGAGGTTGTCGAACATCATGCTCGACACGTTGGCCATTACATCACCAACGTTAGAGCACCAGTCCAACAACCAGGACCAAGGAGTTAATTCCCAAATGAGAGAAGGGCTAGGCTGAGCACCATATATCTGTGCCAAAGCCTGTGCATTCCATCCCAGACTATCCGGTTTCCCGGGTATCCAGTAACGGAACGCGCCCTCAAACCACGAAATGAACTGAGTTTTTCTAGTCCACTCGTGGTACCCATATGGGGTCGCGTAGAGCGACGTCGGCAAAGACGGGTACATTGGTGAATTAACTGTACCCGACGCAACCGCGCCGTCCACTTGAACGGTGCCGCCCCTCCTTATCCATCTCCCATTGTCGCGTCGAAGCTGTTTAAGCTTCTTATCGATATCTACGGTTGTTTTATAAAACTTCCGCAGATCGGAGAGGAAAGGAGACCACCCGAATTGGGTGTTCAGCCAATGATTGGCAACGGACTTGGGACCAAAATTGGTCTTAGATCCGCCCATAGCTCTCCACACGTCGTGGAAGCCCTTGGCTGTGGTCTTGAGCATGCGAGGAATATCCTTAAATTCACCAAGGAATACTCCAAGCTCTGCTCCAGACCGGGTAGGTCGGAATTTATTCCAACCAGTGGCACCGTAGGATGAGGGATCGCCAGGATCCGCTGTCTCAAAAGCGGACAGTGAACCCCACGACAATTTGCTGGAAGGCATACAGACGATGGGCAGATGCCCACCGACGTACCGTGTCGTGCTATAGCACGTATCGGTAAATGCCTTAACTGTATACTGATCAGTCCAGTAGGTCCAATTAGAAAAAGGACCGCCTGTTCTGAAAGGAGGACCGGGATGTAATTCGTCCACGGTCTTCTCATCAGACAGTTTAACGGTAGTGGTCAGACTCGACTTCTTTATCGTCGGGTTAGTCCACGGGCCGTTACCATAAGGGGACACAAGATCATAATATTGTGTTCCGCAAATGATGTCGCAGGGACCAAAAGTGGTTCCTCTAGTACGTAAGCGTCCCATCCTCTCACTCCTTCCATTCGGTCAAGATGTAGCATGCAAGGCACGCCACAGTGGGGC